ACTGTGAGCACAAGCCTGCTTGTTTACGTCCTGTCCGCATACCGAACAAATCCTGCTCTCCACCGCACAGCCAACAGAAACCTCCTTCTTGATTCCTCCGTCAATCTCCGCAATCAAAGACCTGTTTTCATCAGTCCTTACCATGTATGCGTACCCCATCAGCGCACAGTATTCCTCTCCTGCCGCCGTGAGCTTCTCGGGAAATCTCTTTACCTCACAGTCAAAAATCCTTGCGTTCTGATTCTCCCCCTTAGGGTTGTGGTCAAATATCCCTGTCCTGCCCACAAACATCTCCGCCAACGTTTCCAGCGACTCCACCGTAAAGCTTTCATAGTCCCTGTCAACCTCGTTGTCGCAAAGCAGCACACTGAAACAGTATACCTCGTCCTTGCTTAACTCCTTCACCGCCAGCCTGTTGATTTTCTCCATTACATCATCGTTTACCTCAAATGCCTTTTTCATGTTCATTCCCCCTTTTCAAGCTTCTCCTCAATCTCTCTCGCCTGCGCATTGTAAAGCCTCGACCTTGCCAGTGCCTCCTCGTCCTGTAGGTTAATGTTCCCCCAGTTCACCTTAGCACCCTCCGCACTTCCGCACAGCCTTAAAAATACCGAACAAATCTCCTCCAGTACAGGTGTCAGCAGTCTCCTGTAATACTCCAGCTCACTTGTAAGAATATCCGCCTGCTGAGATGACATTCTCTCTGTAGTCGACCAGTTAAGCCCCAGCAAAAATGGCGGTACAGAAAGCTTTGCCACAATCTGCTCCAACAGCTGTCTTACAGGTACTTCCGTGTCAATCAGCTGATTGTCCGCACCTATAACCTTGATGTCCACATCACCCACAGCCACAAAGTCCTTCACAACACCCACCGCCGAGCTTTTCATTCCGTCCGACCATGCCGCCGCAATCTCCTTTGCCCTGTCCTTGCTGAACATCTTGTCACCGTCTCCCGGCTTGTAGGTCACAGCATACCTGACATTTCCAACCCTGTCAAAGTTCTGCCCGATACACCTGTAAACCTTCATAAGTACCTCACTGACCGCAGGCAACCCCCTGAGTAAGGATACCCCCTCAGGGTGCTTTGGACTTGGATTCAGTGTCGTGTACAACACCCCCTCAGGGTTTGTCATTCTCACCTCTTCACCACTTACAGTGCAGTAAATTTCCTTCTCCAACGGATTCTTGCCACGTCTTATCCTGTAAAGCGAGCTGTCCCCCACAACAATCCCTTTCACCGTTCTTGTCCTGCTGTCACATACAATCCGCCCGATAGCCTTGCCGTATGTCAGAAGCGAGTCCAGATACATATCCGCAAAGGTATATAAGGACTTACCCGAAATTCCCACCGTCACATCACGGCAGAACCTGTCAAGCTCCGACTGAAACCTCTCGTCCAAAGCCTGCATTTCAAAATCTCCCACAAGACGAATAATCTTCCCGAAGCAAGCGTCAATCACAGGAACACAAGCCCTCAGCTCATCATAAAGACCGTCCTCAAAATGACACGGCTGAGCCGCCAACCTGTAGCTGTCCCCTTTCTCCGCCGAACAAACCACCGTCCGCACCCCCACGTCCGTCATCTCTTTCTTTCTCCCAAAAACCATCAAAATCCCCCTTGTTCTAATGCATAATTACTGATTCAACTTCGTTGATAAAATTTTTCCATTTTTCTTTGTTCAACAACTATTGCTATCAATGCACAATGCACATTTCAGTGCACAATGCACGTTTCAATGCACAATGCACAATGCACAATGCACAGTTACTTTCCCCAATTTCATAGACATGAACCCCACTCCCGTCTCCCCTATCAACGTACATCAATGCACAGTTTATTTTCCCAATTCTATAGACATAAACCATACACCCGTCTTCCCAACCACCTGTCCCCACCTACCCCTCTGTAGGGTCAACCGATACATCGGTCAGTCTTCCCGCCCGTCAAGGCTCTTTTCAATGCACAATGCACAATTCACAATGCACAATTATTCTTTTCCCCAAAAAGAAACTATCTTCACTTTTGTCTCTTTCCACCGCTTATGCTTTTCCTAAATTCCCCCACCAACATATACCCCTCGGTTACTACGTCCGCCAACAGGCGACCGCAGGTCGCCCCTACACCATGCACCGCTACATTTCTCAGCGGCTCAAACCCTCAACACACACCTACCCCCGACGTGTCAAGCCCGTCACGGCGAGTGACCGAACGAAGTTCGCCCACACAAAAAAGCCTACCGCTACATCTCTCAGCGGTGCAACCACTCGACACACAACAAAGTATGACGTAAATTGCCCGTCACGGCGAGTGACAAAAAACCGTGAGCGTAGCGAACACCACAATTGTGCATTTGTGCATGACGCAAATATGCGTCTGCATTGTGCATTAAACGCTCTCCCCTCAGCGGTGCGAACGTAAAAGCCAAGCCTATCTACGGCGTGAATTGCCCGTCACGGCGAGTGACCGACTTACAGTCATCACCATAAATCCGTCCTCCCCCTCATCAAGGGAAGTCACGAAGTACCGTAAATCGTCCATCGCATGGTCGTTCTCCTTAATAGGCGAATCTCTCCCTGCGCTCTCGTCCCAGCGGTACATGGAAAACTCTCTGATGCAGTCCTCGCACCTGACGTTCACCCTCAGCTTTCCCGACCGTATGAAGTCCGATACCTTCCGTATCCCCCATACCACATCGTTCTTAGCCGCCCTCACATGAAACTCACCGTGCCGCTCAATGCACTGTATAAAGGAAGCCGCCGACGGGTCACATACCACATACTCAATCTTCCTGCCACCTGCCAAATCGCATAACCCTGCGTAATGCTCCTCGTCAGTCCTCCTCAAGCCCTCTCTTGCCGAATCGTAATAGTACTCGTCAATCCTGTACCAGATTTCACCGCACTTTCCCCACAGCCCGAAGCTTGACGGATTCACCGTGCCGTAGTCACAGCTTATAACATACCTCTCAAACTCCCTCTCACCGTCATAGGTGTGAGCTCCGCTGTCAAACATGGGATAAACAAGTCCCTCAGCCGCCGTCCACCGACCCATTACAAATCTCTCGTAAAAAGCCCCCGAGTACAACCGCTTGTACCTTGCCGTCACCGTCCTGTCAAGAGTAGGATTGTCGTAAATTGTAAAATGACAGTACAATAAATTTTTCCTCTGAGCCTTGTCAATCCACTCACGCTTGAACCAGTGATAAGGGTTGTCAGGGTTGCAGTTAAACCACAGCTTAGCCCCACTCACCGAACATCTCGCACAAGCCTGCTCCACAAAGCTTCTGGGCATAAGTGCCGTCTCATCAAAAAGAACACCTGCCAGCGTCACCCCCTGTATCATCGCCGCCGACCCCTCGTCCTTTCCGCTGAAATAACAGAACCGATTTTTTCTCCTTCCGTCCGACACCTCAAAATAATTTCTTGAGGGAAAGTCCTTAATCTTAAACCCCACGCTTTTCAAGGACTTCATCATACCCTCACCGAGATTTCTCCTTACCGACCCAAGAGTCTTGCCGCACAGCCCGAACATCTCCCCCGAAAAGCTCTTCATAGCCCACAGCCCGAAAGAAAATGACATACAGTAAGTTTTCCCCGACCTTACCGCACCGTCACAAATAATCCCGTCAAACCCCGAGTACCTCTTATCGCACCACCACCGAAAAACGAACCTCTGCTTCTCCGAAAATTTCATCACTCAAACACACCCCCTTTTCAATGCACAATTCCCTTGCCACACTCCATAGACATAAATCCTGCTTCCGTCTCCCCTATCAACGTACATCAACGCACAATTTAATGCATAATTATTTTCCTCAGATTCATTGACATGAATCCCATTTATGCTTTTCCTATCAACGTACAATAATGCACAATTTTTCTCCAAAATTCAAAGCCATGGATCCTACTTCCGTCTCCCCTATCAACGTACATTAATGCACAATTATTTCCCCCACCCCAAAGACATCAATCCTACTTCCGTCTTTCCTATCAACGCACAATAATGCACAATTATTTCCCCACTCCAAAGACATCAACCCCGCTCCCGTCTCCCCTATCAACGCACAATTTAATGCATAATTATTTTCCTCAGATTCATTGACATGAATCCCACTTATGCTTTTCCTATCAACGTACAATAATGCACAATTTTTCTCCAAAATTCAAAGCCATGAATCCTACTTCCGTCTCCCCTATCAACGTACATCAACGCACAACCATTTCCCACCGTAGGGGCGACCTGTGGTCGCCCGTCAAGGCTCAACTGCACGTCAAATTATAATCGTCCATCTCAACGCACAATGCTTAACCACCTATCAAATCGCAACCGCCTGTCCCCACCACACCACCAATTCCCCCATAACAGGCGACCACAGGTCTCCCCTACGTCCCAACAAGCGAACGAAGTTCGCCCCCCAAAAAATCCGTGAGCGTTAGCGAACACCTCAATTATGCACTATGCATTAAACGCTCTCCCCCTCAGCGGTGCAAACGTAAAGATTACGTCTCCCCCCGACGTAAATTGCCCGTCACGGCGAGTGACCGAACGCAGTTCGCCCCCAAAAAAATCCGTGAGCGTAGCGAACACCACAATTGTGCATTGTGAATTGTGCATTGTGCATTAACCATGAGCGGCACAACCGTCCGACCCACAGCAACCTATGGCGTAAAATTCCCGTCCTGCCGAGTAACCGCCTCCAAAAACTCCCTCGCCCCCGTAGACTCATGGAACTCAGGGTCAAGCTCCGCCAGCTTTTCAATAGCCTTTTGCCTGTCAAAAAACTTCATCTCAATACCGCCGCCCTTGACACGTTTAATCTCCGAAACGTTAAACAGGTCGGCAGC